AAAGACATCCACCTCATCACCGCTATCGTATAGGCCCAAACCATGGATACCCTGTTTTCGACTCATTACCTCTCCGGCGTCGTCGGCTCACTCAAAACCACCAGTACGTTCCTGCTGGATCGCTATTTTCCAAGCGTGACGATGGCGGAAGCTGAGGAAATCCACTTCGACGTCATCGACAAAACCCGCCGTCTGGCCCCGTTCGTGTCGCCCCTGGTGGCCGGAAAAATCCTGATGGAAAAGGGCTTCAGCACCAAAACGTTCAAGCCAGCTTACATCAAGCAAAAAACGGCATTCAACCCCTCGCAGGCCATCCGCCGCGTAGCCGGTGAAGCGATTGGGGGCAATAAAAGCATCATGCAGCGCCACCAGGAACGCATCAACATGGTGTTGATCGATCACGTTGATACCATCACCCGCCGTCTGGAATGGATGGCCGCCAAGGCACTCGTTAACGGAAAAATTGAAATCTCCGGCGACAACTATCAATCCGTCATCGTCGATTTTGGCCGCAACGCCAACCACACGGTTACCCTCACCGGCGCCAACCGATGGGGTCAGTCCGGTGTCAAGCCGCTGGAACTGCTGGACGAATGGAAGCTGGCCGCATTGAAAGAATCCGGCGCAAACCTGACCGACGTCATCATGTCGCCTGAAGCCTGGGTGGTCTTCAAGGAAGACGCGCAAGTGGAAAAACGCTTCATCCGTTTCCAGGGCAGCAACCAAACATCCCTGCAAACCGGCGCCCCTATCGGCGAAGGCGCAAGCTTTATGGGTACGCTCGACGGCTACAACATTTACGTGTACGCCGGTTGGTATCTGGATGACAACGGCGACGAAAGCCCGATGCTGCCCGAAGGCACAGTCTTGCTGTTGAGCCAGCAGATCGAAGGCACTCGTGCCTTCGGCGCGATTCTCGACGAATCGAGCTTGATGGCGCAGCCCATCTTTACCAAGAGCTGGGTTGAAAATGACCCCTCAGTACGCTGGATCATGAGCCAGTCAGCCCCGCTGATCGTGCCCACCCGCGTCAACGCCAGCTTTTCGGCTTCGGTACTGTAAGAGGATAAGGCCATGCGGAAAATCCAGAACTGGCGGACAACGGTTGTCGGATTTTCCGCCGCCCTTTACAGCGTACTCGAACCCTACGTGTCACGAGGCGAAATACCCGATAGCAAAACACTCAGCTTTGCGGTTTTGATTGCGTTGCTCGGCTGGGTATCAGCAGACGGTAAACCCCGGTGAGCGCGGATCAATGCGGCCCTCTCCAAAAAGAGGGGAGTTACGCACAAAAATCATGTGAGCGCCGCATCGAGCGGATCGACGGGGAAACTCGCGATTTAGCGATAGAGCTAGCCAGGCTTTCAGTAGCAGTAGAAAAACTCGATGAGGACGTCGTTCGTTCTCATCACAGCATCGATGAACTGATCAAAGCCAGCACAGCCATGATCAGCGTACAGTCACAACTGCGCTCGATCGAAGACCTGCTGCAAAAAAATCACACGGTCAACGAACAGCAGAACATGCAGTTAAAAAAAACGGAAGAACGGCTGGACGACCTCGAGCATTCATCCAAAACCCTGAAAACGGCAATCCGCTGGATCGCCGCCAGTATCGGCCTGATGCTGACGCAGTTCAGTGAATCGCTGTTCAACTGGCTCGTAGGCCACGGCAAATGACCGCCAATATCTGGCAAAAACTGACGCAGCGCATGAACGAGCGCACGATCAAGAACCCCAGGATGGGCGCCATCCCTCTGGTGTTGGAAACCGACGTCTGGCCCTTCGACATCATAGGCCAACTCGATACCTCGCGATGGGAAAATCAGGACATGCACGGCGCACCGGTGCGTTACTGCGACGCGCAAGCCTGGTTTCTAACGTCAGAGTTTGTTGAAAGCGAAGCGAAAACGAACGACCGTTTGATTTGCGCGGATGCAGAGGGTTATGCGGATCAGGTGTACATCATTCTATCCGCCGAACCCAGGCCGGACGGCACGACGCATGTTTTGTTGAGGAAATACAGCGAATGATTGAAGCCAGCGTCAGCAATAGAGACACGGACAGGGCCATACGCAGTTTCTCGGAACTGCCCCTGCAAATCATCCGCGCCAAACGCCGCGCCATGAAACGCGAAACCCAAAGAATCGCAACCCTGGCACGCCGCGAACTGGCCGCCAAAAACAATATCCCGCAAAAAGGATTGAGGGCGACAAAGCGTATCAAAACGCCGATTGCATTCTCTGATCTCGGGGTTATATGGGTCGGTTATAACGATCTCGCTATCGTATACGCAGGACAACCCAAACCCAGACAAATAACAGGAAACGGCATTATTTTCAGAGGCGTTCATTATCCGCACGCATTTGAAGCAACCATGCCGCCATCCCGTCCAGACGCAAAAGGCCATCGTGGTTTTTTTCAAAGAACGGGCAGAAAGACAAGAACAGGAAAACGCCAAATCGAAGAAATCAAAATCCCGCTGGAGCATGTTTCAGAAGTCATCCAAGCCGTTAGGATCGAATCAGGCGTCAGACTTCAAGACCGCTTCGCCCAGGAGTTGAATTTCGAACTCAACCGTAACGGTATCCGGGCATGAGCGATCCCATCCAAACCGCCATCATCGCCCACATGAAGCAGGTTACAGGCATCGGTCAGGTGTTCGCGTATGAACCCTACCACCGCCAAATGCAAGACCTGGTGTCGCTGTATCTCGTGTCGGGAAAAATCAACGGCTGGTCGGTGTTGCGTGAAAGCGTCATAGAAACCCCCGCGACCATCGGCACGATTGGCGTTTTCCAGAACTCGGAAAAAATAGACTGGAAAATCATGGGATTCCGTGAAATCACAGAACCCGGTGATTCCGCCCTGCTTTTTAATGAAACCATCGACGCTTTGCGTGATGTGTTTCGCAATAACCGAACCCTGAGCACCCCCGGCATCACCACAGTGTTTGAAGAACGCGCCGGGCTTGAATTGATAGATATCGGACTCGCGCAATTCGGCGGTGCGATATGCCACACCGCCATACTCGGCCTGACCACTGAACGACGCATCTGAGGATACTCATGACAACCACCGCTACAGCAGAAACCCCAACACCCGCCTCCAAACCCGAACCCGCAACCAAAGCCCCCGCCACCACGGTGACGTTGAGGCATCCGGGCGGCCTGGGTGACATCACGTTCGGCGAATACAAAACCGAACACGCCTACACCTTCAACCTGGCCACCCAGGCCGACCTGATCCAAAGCCTCAAAAACAAAGGCTTCCTGATTCAACCGTGAGGATATCGAAATGCCCGGCATCGTTTTTGGCAATAACGCCACGCTGACACTTTTTAATGAAACAACTTATGGCACCCGTACCACCAACAATAACGGGCAAAAACTGTTTTTCACGACAGAAAGCCTGAAAGCAAATCGTCAAACTTTTGACTCTCAAACCATTACCGGTGATCGTGAACGGGTGAAACCGATACGCGGAAACGTCAACGTGTCGGGTCAAATCGCTCTGGAAGTATCACCGGAAAACATGCTGCTGATGCTGTATTACGCCATTGGAACCTGGACGACAACGGGAACGGCCGCACCGTATACCCACACCTTCACCACCGGCTCAAAACTGCCAAGTTTTCAGACCCAAGTCGATTTCGGCACAGATGCTCCATCGGGTCAGAGATGCCATGTGTTTTCCGGGCTTAAAATCAACACTTTTAGCTTACAAGTACCCAATAACGGCAACGTTACAGCCACGTTTGACTGTATAGGTAAAAAGGCTGAGATGTCGGATACCGTACTAGACGCAACTCCAACTACAACCACGTTTACCCGTTACTCAAGCTTTGAAGTAGACGTCCAAATCAACGGGAGTGCAGCTACTAACGTTGAGTCTTTTTCACTGACCGTAGCCAATGAACTGGATGAGTCGGTGTACCCCATCAGCACGGACGGATTACGTACAGAATTGCCAAACGGATTTCAAACCGTTAGCGGTCAGTTTACTGCATTTTTTGATAATGCTACGCTGCTCACTAAAGCAAATGACGGCACTGCTTGTTCTATCGTATTGAGCCTCACCCGGGGCACAGGACTCGGAGCAGATGGAAATGAAAGCATGACGTTTACTATTCCAAGCACCATGCTGGAACAAACTTCTCCAGAAGTATCCGGGCCAGCTGGCGTGAAACTGCAAATGGCTTTCAAAGCCTACAAGGATGGAGCTACAGCCGGATCCAATGTAATGAGCGTTGTGGTGAAAAATAGATTAGCAAGCTATAAAGAAATACCGGCCGCATAACCCCAGGCAATCCCTCGTTCCCACGCTCCCGCGTGGGAATGCAGACTAACCCAAACCC